ATGAAAGCAAAAGTTGCGCTTGTTGCAAACTCTGCATGGTATCTGGCGAATTTTCGTATGAACCTGACCCGTTCTCTGCAAGAAGCGGGATTCGAGGTGATCGCAGTTGCTCCTCCTGGCACCGATTCCGCACGGATCGAGGCGGCAGGTGTTCGTTTCGTGCCATTGCTGGTGGACAACAAGGGAACCAATCCGGCGAGCGATTTTCTACTTTTCATCCGCCTTTTCCGGCTGCTCCGTCAGGAGCGCCCCGCTGTCTTCTTGGGCTTCACGATAAAGCCCAATATCTATGGCGGGCTGGCCTGCCGAATGTTGGCAGTTCCATCGGTTCACAATATTACGGGCCTTGGTACGGCGTTTGTCCGCGAGAGTTGGCTCACGCGCGTGGTCAGAATTCTGTATCGTCAAGCGTTGAAAAATGCGGGGACAGTTTTTTTCCAGAACCCGGATGATCACGAATTGTTTGTCAAACTTGGGCTGGTGCAGGCGGGGAAAACACAGATTTTGCCCGGCTCCGGCGTGGATCTTGCGCGGTTCTCGCCGCATCCCGTGGCCGAACGTGACGGCACTGCGCCTTTCCGTTTCCTACTGGTCGCGCGGATGCTGTGGGACAAGGGTGTCGGGGAATATGTTGAAGCGGCCCGGAAACTCAAGGCGGATTGCCGGGATGTGGAATGCGATCTCCTCGGGTTTCTCGGGGTTGACAACCCGACCGCAATCCCGCCCGAGACGGTCGCGGCCTGGGAAGCACAGGGGCTTGTCCGCTATCTGGGCGCGGCGGAGGATGTGCGCCCGCATCTGGCAGACTGCGACTGTGTCGTGCTGCCGAGCTACCGTGAAGGCACGCCGCGATCGCTGCTGGAAGCAGCCGCGATGGCGCAGCCGATCATCACTACCGATGCTGTGGGCTGCCGCGAGGCCGTTGATAACGGCCAGACCGGCTTTCTTTGCCGTTCTCAGGATGCTGACGACCTTGCTGACAAGATGCGCCAAATGATGGATTTGCCCCAGATCGCGCGGGTGCAAATGGGGCAGATGGGCCGGTCAAAGATGGAACGCCAGTTTGACGAAACGATTGTGATCGATCGCTACATGCGCGCTTTAAAGTCGCTCTCTGGCTTGCCCTGATCCGGCCATTCTCTGTCCCCGAGCGTCACGTCGTCCCCTTCTGAACCTCGGTCAGACCCAGCATCACCAATGCCGAGCGACTGTCTATTCCGCCGATCACCAGCAGATTTGCAGGATTCGGCAAAGGTGTTGCACTTTCCATTTGGCGTAGCCAGAGGGTCAGGGCATTGCGCGCCCTCTCTGCGGAGGCCATGTTCACCGAATAGGTGCCCACGTCATTGGGTCTGTCCCAGGCAGGGCGTTTAAGAGGTGACTGCACCATGCTCACCGTAAGCGGCAAGGGAACCCCGTGGGTTAATGGTGCCAGGGGGATGTGATAGATCTAGGACATTGATCTGATGCCGAGGTTTCATGTCTATGACCAGTTCTACGCCTATGCCTACGACTGGTAGCTTGCAGTTGGTGGAGGCGGTTTTCAGCCAATTTGACGGTGCGCGATGACAATCGAGAAAAGTGACGGCACGCAGGTTTTACGCAGTCCAGTCGAGATTCAGCGGCCTGCACGTAGGGATCTGCACGCCCGAGCCTGAGCGCGCAGCACGGCATAATCCGCCAGCCATTCAGCAATCGCGGCCTCCTCCGGCAGCACCGCCATTTCCTCTGCGACGCGCGCCTGCTCGGCCCGGCTGTACTCCACCACGGGTGGGCAGGCCTTGCGCGGGGTGTCAGAACTCCCCGCCGCGCAGGCGGTCAAGAAGATCGTCGCGGCTGCGAGGGCGACGGCTGGCCGCATCCAGCATCTGGCGGTGAATGGCATCGCTGATCTCCAGTTGGTCGATCCGTTCGGCTGCGCGGCCTGCGCGCTCGGCCGTACGACGAAGGTTGAGGATGAATAGGGTGATTGTGAGTGCGGCAAGGGCGAGGGCCGCCGCTTGCCGCGCCCATGGCCGGGCAAGGGCCCCGATCCGCAGAGAGTCCCACATCAGCGCAGGCCCTTCTTCCAGTCATCGACCCGGGCCCAGACCGCGACGGCGATGCCGATCAGCGCCACGGCGATGAGCACCCAGCGCAGGGTGTCGAGGTAAGGCACCAGCGGTAGGATCGCGGATTGCGTTTCCGCCAGGACATCTTGCGCAACTTCGACACCAGCGGCACCGACCGTGGCGATGCCAGCTGCCCCGCCGCCTTTCAGGGTGCGGCTATCGGCCAGCACTTCGCGGGCAGGAGCCACTTCCGGCACAAAGGGCGTAGCGCGAACCGCGAAGGGGTCACCCCAGGATCGCGCTGGCCCGAGGTCGATGTGCATGAAACCCGAGCGCGGATAGGTACCAAAACCAAGGAAACCCACCGCGCGTGCGGCCTCGGCGAAAGCCACCGGATCGTGGTTCGACATAGCGATGTCAAACGCGGTGCCCAGCATGTGCTTGGAGGCCGGGGCCCCGCCGACAGCGCGGTTGTGGCTGGGGCTGCGATAGCCGGAGCGGACGATCAGTGGCTTGCCGAGGCGGTTGCGCAGGGATTGCAGCTTGTCCATCGCTTCGGTGTTGATCTTAATCGTGCCGGTGCCGCGGCAGGCGATCTCGGCCGGGGAAAAGCTGGGCCAGCGCCAGGCGGATTCAGGCACGTCGCGGAAATGGGCATAGGTCGTGGTTGGCATGATGGCTCTCCAGAAATGCAATACCCGCCTCTGGGGCGGGTGGGGTGGCAGATTCAGTGTGGTTTTGGTCTCGGTTAGTCGGTGCGGCCGCGCTGGAACGCTTCAAACATCAGATCCCGCATGGCGCGGATGTCGGTCTCCATCCGTCCCAGCCGGTCGGCATCGCCCTTGCGGTCCTCTGCGCGCTGGCGGTCCACGCGGTCGCGCTCGGCCAATAGCTCCCGGTCGGTCCAGACGGACAAGCATCGCGTCATTGGTGAAAGCGCGGCGCGTGACGGCGGCTAGGAGCGCGATGAAGCCGCCGATCAAAGCGGTGATGGCGGCGGTCAGTCCGTTGTCGCGGAAGGCCGCGCCGACCTCCTGCATCAGGGTGGTACGTTCTGTCATGTTGATATTCCTCAATAATCCGTCTCGACGTAGACGCCGGAGCAGTCGTAGGCGACGGCGGCCGCTGTCGCGCCGGTGTTCATGTAATTGCGCGGGCTGAGGAGCTGGGTCGCGGCGGGCATGTCGCTGGTGATGGTGAATTCGACAGCAGCACCACTGACCTCCTCGACCACGCGCACGCCGATGTCCGACCCGTTCGGCGCGGCGGCGATGTAGAGCGTCAGCACATTGGTCGTGCTGTTCACCGGGAAACTGGCGCCCAGATCGATCAGCGTCGGTGCGCCCGCGCCATCGTTGTGGACCAGCTGCCAGTTGGTGTGGGTGCCGCGTTGAAAGCCGATGCCGATGCAGTTGATCGCCGCCGCCAGTGTGAGTGTGGTGGCGAGCGCTGCCGTCGATCCATAAAGCCCGAAAAACCCCATTCCAGTTGCCTGCAAAGCGGTCAGCGACAGGCGGTTGACGTAGTTCCAACCACCCAAACCAGCGGCATTGCCGCGCCAACAGACCCAGCCCGCCGAGCGTTCCTCGGCCACCGCATCGACTGTCGCCGCACTGGTCACCCGCCAGCGCCGCATGCTGGTCGAGAGGTTGGTCGTCGCTAGGGTCGGTGTCGCGACGGTGCCGACAGCGGTGCGCGGCATGCCGTTGGTGTTGACAGTGGTGCTGGTCGAGGGCGCCCATGTCGCGATCCGGTTAACCCCGAAATGCGGTTGCAGCGGAAAGAACCGGCCCGAGGGTCGCTGCACATCCAGCCATCCGGCCCCGGCGCGATCGCGCGCATAGACGGCGAGCTTGCCCGCAGGCGGTGGATCGGGGGCGGCGGGCAGGGCAGGCATCACCAGCGGTTCGGGCAGTTCGACCCGGCCCGAGGTACGGTCGATCCGGATCGCGTCATAGAAGGTCGAGCCATTCGGGCTGACCTTGAAGCTGAAATCATCGCTGCCGAGAAGGCCGATCAGGGCGCGGGCGGAAAACCCGGTCTTGAAGGCAAAGGCTGCGTCGCTCCCGGCAGCCGCTTTGTTGACCGTGGCCTCGATTCCGGCGCCAGCGTTGTTCAAAAGCACTGCCGGGGTGTTCATAGACAGGCGGTTGTAGCTGTCAGCTGTCGCCCCGCCGAGGCCCAGAAGCTGGGCGGTGAGGTTCGCCTGGGGCATGCCGACCTGCGTGACGGCGTTGGCGAAGGTGACATTGGGTGTGTTGATCACCGTCGTTCCGCCCGCACCGGCCGTTGCGGAACCGATGTTGACGACAGTGGTCGATCCATTCGCACCGCTGGTGCCAATGTTCACGGTCTTGGTGACGCCATTCGCCGTGGCCCCGGTGCCCATTCCATAGGTGGCGGTCGTCGTGGCTGTGCCGATGGTGGCCGAGGCCGCCGAGACAGTGACGGTGCCCGAGGCGGTCAGCGTGCCGGAGAAGGTCTTGTTGCCTGTGAAGGTCTGCGTGCCAGCAAGGATTGCGAGTTCGGATGATGTGTTCGGCAGGGTGAAGGTCCGGGTCGTGCCTGTCGTAATCCCTGACAGCGAGAACAGCGCCCGCTTGGTCGGATCGGCATTATTCACCAGGCTGAAGACAGCGTCTGATACGTCCACCGGTTCGCCAACCGGCTGCCAGGCGCTGCCATTCCAGACCAAAAACATCTGCTCGGTCGCGATCCATGCCAGCCAGCCCGGGCGCGGCACCAGCCGCATCCAGACGCCATCGACCCAGAAAGCGACGTTCAGATCCCAGCCCGCCCAAAGGCCGGTGGCTCCAGAGGCAACGATGTGCCGGTCGCCGTCAGCGGGAGATGCATGCGGCGCGGTGCGGCTGCGGTCCAACACCGACAGTTGCACCATGGCGTCCAGCAGGCGCAGCGCCTCATTATGGGTGACATGTTTTTGCGCCTGCGATGCCAGGATGTACGGCAGCAGAAGATGGGTGGTGATGTCGGACATTGGACGCCTTCAGAACGTGAGTGTGACGGATCGCCCAGCGCCCCGACCGATCAGAGCCGAAAGCTGGTAGATGCGGATGGCGAGGGATTGGCTGGGGCCGAGGGGTGCGCCCCAATCGGTGGTCTGCTGGGCGGCGGTGTAGAGGGCGCTGGTGGTGGCAACTTGTAAGGTTCTCGTGACTGTTGCTCCGTTGAGGATTTCCACCTCATAGGCTTCACGGTCTTCCGCCAAAGGCACGTCGCCTAGGCCCCAGGTGTCGGCGGCCAATGACCGCGATCGGCGCGTCCAGCGGATCGTCAAATCGCCGGGGCTGCGAGAAAATCGCCAAGGCTGTTCGACATGGACCACAGAGAAGGGCTGCAGCCCAGCGCCCTCGGGGGTGAAGCTGGTAGCAACAAAGGTCTGGTCGCTGACTGGGCGAGAGGCCGGGCCGATGCGCCAGTTCCACGGCAGGCCGAGGTCGGCTTCGGAAATTGGCAGGGTAGCCAAGGTCGCATCCAGCACGACCACTCGAGCGCCGGTCGGCACCATGCTGACCATCGCCCCTTCGGTTCCACGCTGGCCGCGCAGCAGGCGGGTCAGCCTATACCGCCCGGGTGCGATCAACTCGGCGGCGCCTGCCTGGACGATCTCCCACTGCCCAGCAGCAGCCTCAATGGCCAGCGCATTGGCCCCACCCAGCAGCGTGATGTCCGTGATGCTCTCCAGCGTGCCAGAGAACAGATCGACGACCAGCGCATTGCCCAGATCGAAGCGCGACACCGGCCCGGCAAAGAAGTCCGCCGCCAGAACGCCCATGCGCGCCCGTGACTGAGACGTGGTCAGCAGGGCAAAGCCGTCCGTCGCGGCGCTGCGGTAGACTGCGATTTCGCCGGGCCACGGTTTGGCATGGGCCGCGACAAACGGACGGTGCGCGGGCTGGTCCTCGCGCAGCTGCGGCAGGTCGAGCAGGACCACATCCGGCATGCCAAACACTGTCGGCGTCGACAGTGTCGCGGGGCGGGGTTCTCCCGGTGGCAGGTCATAGTCGGACCGGTCCTGACGCACCGCGTCGACGCTGCGCAGGTCGGAGTCCGCAATGGACACGAGGCGCATTTCCGTCAGGCGGCCGTCGTGGTCGAGCAGGATCACGTCGCAGGGATCCAGCGCCAGACGAGATGGCGGCAGGCGGAAAACGGCACTTTCCCGGCCCACCCATGCTTCCATCAAGGCGCGACGGCAGCGGCGTTCGGCCTCTTCGGGCGGGATCGCCATCGGGAAGCTTTCCGAGGCGATGCGGGTGGTGTCGACGGTGATCCGCCGCGCCTCGACCTGCGCCGCGTCATAATCCTCGTCCGCCCGCGCGACCTGCCATTTCAGGGCATGGGGCAGTTCGGTTTCCTGCGCGCGGGTCAGTTCCATGACGTCGCCCTGCGCGGACGATGACGCGACCATGCTGTCGGGCGTGATGGTCAGACCGGCGATACGCCCCCGCATCAGGAACTTGATGCGCCCCTCGCTCTCGACAGCATCGAACCCGAAATGACGGGCCAGCGTGGAAATCGAGGCGCGCGGAGCCTCGATCGCCGAGATCACGTAGCCCTCGACTGCGCCCCAGAGGCCGGAGACGTCGATCAATTCCTCGGGCATTCCAGCGCGCAGGCACAGATGCCGCACCAGCGCGGCCAAGGACACAGCCCCCAGCCGCCCGGTCAGCCAATGCCCGAGCCGCCAGTTCGGACCATCGGTCCAGACCTCGGTCAGCCCGGGGAAGAACGGATAGGGGCGGGCGTCCCATGTCCAGGCGGCGCATTCGGGCACATGCACCATCCGGTTGCCATAGACCGATGAGGTCGGGTTGTTCGCCGCAGCGCCCCAGAACAGATAGGTCGCCTCGAGATAGGCGCGCTGGATCGCATCATCCCGCCAGCCGCGTGAAAAGTAGGGTGTGAAGCTCTCCGACGATTTGGGATCAAAGAAGACGTTCGGCTGGTTGGTCCCGCGGTCGATGGCCGGGCACCCCAGTTCGGTGAACCAGATTGGCTTGGACTGCGGCACCCACGCCGTCGGCGTGCCGCTCTCCACCCCACCCGGGCGGTTGAAATGCGGGTTTTGCCACCAAGCGCGCAGATCCTTGAAGCGGAAAACCCATGGCCTCGCGGCCGCGCCATCGCTGATCGGCGCGCGATTTTGCGCGGTTCGGTCCAAGGCGCTGGCATAGAACCAGTCAAAGCCTTCACCACCAGTGATGTTGGATTGCAGATAGGCCCGGTCATAGATCGCCGGTGCCAGCGCAGCGTCGGCATGATCGAAACCATCGCGCCAGTCGGACAGCGGCATGTAGTTATCGATGCCGATGACGTCGATATTCGCATCCGACCAGAGCGGGTCGAGGTGGAAGAACACGTCGCCTGACCCATCGTTGGGATGATGGCCGAAGTATTCCGACCAGTCGGACGCGTATCCGATCTTGGGCCCCACGCCGAGGATCGCGCGCACATCAGCGGCGAGTGATTTGAAGGCAGTGACGGCAGGATAGGTGCTGGCGCCCGAGCGGATCGTGGTCAGACCGGGCATTTCCGAGCCGATCAGGAAGGCGTCGACGCCCCCGGCGGCTTTGCAGAGATGCGCATAGTGCAGGATCATCCGACGCAGGGACCATTCGCCGACTGGGCCAGTCCAGCTGACATTGGTGCCAGACACGCTGAAGTTGGCGGGTGTCGCCGCGCCGAACAGGGCTGCAACCTGCGTGGCAGCGGTGGCGGTCTTGTCCACCGATCCTGCGAAGCCTGCGGCGGGCGAACAGGTGATCCGGCCGCGCCAGGGGAATGTCGGCTGGCCAGAAGTGGCAGCATTGGCGCTGTAGGGGTTCGGCTTGGTGTTGCCGGGCGGCACATCCATCAGGATGAAGGGATAGAAGGTCACCCGCAGCCCGCGCTCTTTCATCTCCTGGATCGCCTGCACCACTGCGAAGTCGGCAGGCGTGCCGCCATAGACGGGACGGTCTTCAGCATCACGGCTGACCAGAAAGGCATCCGCGCGTGCGACACCGTTCACGGACCAGGACGATGGCGTCGTGGTCTTGGTGGCAACCTCGACACCGGGACGTACCTTGCAACTGCCCGCGTGCAGGTCATCGCCGAACCAGGCCACCACCAGCGACACACTTTCCACCGCCGGGGCCATGGCCTGCAGCCGATCCAGCGCCACAACAATATCGGCGGTATCGATGATCGCATTCAGGTTCTCGGCAACCGTTGTGCCGCCCGAGGTCTGATCAAAGCCGATGATTGTGCCGCCGCTGGTCTTTTTGACGGGTGTGGTCGCGTAGCTGAATTCGCCCGAGGCCGGGATTAGCGTCACAGCCTTGACCAACCCCTCGGCGGTGTCAGCATCGGCCAGCGGCCGGAATACCTCAAAACTGATCTGTGGCAGGCGGTTGCCGAAGGCGCTCAGATCGAGTTCTTCGAAGACGACATAAGCCGTGCCACGATAGGCGGGGGTGTTGACCACCCCCATCTTGGCCGAAATGAACGGATCTGGGGTTTGTGTTTCGTCACCTGGATACCAGCGCCAAGTGACGCCACTCATGTCCATCGGTTTGCCGTCAGCCCAAATTCGGCCAATGCCGGTGATCTTGCCCTCGCAGAGTGCAACGGCGAAGGAGGAATAATAGAGGTATTCCGTGGTTCTGACCTTCGGACCAAGGCCTTTCCCACCGCCCTGACTGGTGGTCTTGATCTCCTCGCGAAAATCCGTGGCCCAGATGATATTGCCGCCGATCCGCATCCGACCGAACAGGCGCGGGATCACAGCACCTTCAGTCGAGGATGTGATGCGCAGACTGTCGAGCCGCGCGCCCTCGATCCGTTGGGCCGGGGCTAGGGACGAGACGATCCAACTGTCGACCACCGACCCGATGGTCGAGCCGACGAAGCCGCCGATGGCAGCGCCAGAAAAGCCGAGGATCGCGCCGCCGAATCCCGCACCGAGCGCGGAGCCGACAGCACCAAGAACCAAAGTCGCCATGATGAAATTCTCAGATGTTGCTGGAGCGTGGAATTAGGAAAGCGAAGGCGATACGCCGCCGCCATGCCGGGGTCAGGACCTCCTCGACCACGCCAAGGTATTCATAGGAATGGATGAAGCGGTCGGATGCGGTCAGGATGCCGACGTGCTTGGCGATTGCGCGCGGAGCCATGCGAAACAGGACCAGCGCGCCGGGACCGGTATCGCTTACGGCAACTTCAGGCATCATGCGCCGCGCGCCTTCCGCCAGTACCTCGTTCGGCCCTGTCTCGCCCCAATCCCGGCTGTAGGGTGGAATGGGGAACGGCTCGTCGCCGACGACGTCGCGCCAGACACCGCGCGCGAGGCCGAGGCAATCGCAGCCGACACCGCGCAGGCTGGCTTGATCGTGATATGGCGTGCCAAGCCATGACCGCGCGACGGCGATGACCAAGGCGGGATCGGCCACAGAATGAGAAAGGCTCACAGCACGCCACCTTCATGGCCGCCGTCTTGGCTGGCATAGCGCAGCACGGCGTCTTGGCCGGAAATGTTCGGGAACCCGCGAAAGTTGGCGGTGTTGGCGAACTTGGTGCCGCAGGTCGCGATGCGCTTGTCGCAGCCCGCGCGCGCGATGAAGCTATCGCCCTCGGCAATGGCGCGTACCGGTGCTTCTAAGAGGGTCAGTGTCGCGATGGCATCGGCCAAGCCATGGGACAGCACTTCAGTTATGCGCCCGACATTTGCGCCGCTGGTCCAAGTGATTGTGCCGGATGTGAACCATCCAGCGTCAAAACCGGATAACCCGGTGGCCAAAAACGCCCGGTCACGCAACAGGTCACTGACCACACCCGTGCCCTTATAAATGGCGTTTTCCAGATTGATCCGGCAGCGGGCATCGCCCAAACGGGCATCACACCCCGCCTGAAACGTCCGCCCAACGGTCTGGCCCAGCACATGCGCCAGGGACCGGACCTCTGCGACAAAGGCCATGCGACCACGACGGATTTGCCCGACCGCACCCCGGCGCAGCAACACCCGCTGGCTCGTATCGGACCAGTTCACCCGCCAAAGCTCCACAGCGGCATTGTCCCAGCGCCCGTCGAGGATGTCGGTTTCCGTAATGCGGTCCGAGGTCAGCACGCCACTCGCGTCCTGCGCATCGACAGCCAGATCGGAGCCAGCGCGGATTTCGGAGGCGGCAAATCCGCTATCAGGTTCAAAGTCGGTGCCATCAAAAGCGAGGGCGCGATCATGATCGGTGAAGCCCAGTGCCAAACCGTCGGCGCGGCTGATCCGCCAGCACCACGACAAGGTGGTGGTGCCATCATCGAGATGGTTCTGCAGCGCAGGGGAGAGGGCTTTCATTCTTTACGTCCGTTCCGCAGTTGAAATGTAAAGCTGTTGTCTTTACATGTGGGGTGAATTCATCGCAGGAGAATCCGAAATGGTCGCCATGACACCCAATGAGGATACCCAGCGTCGGTCGCTGATCAATCTTCGCGTCACCCCTCGGGACCGCGATCTGATCGACCGTGCTGCGGCGGCACTTGGCAAAAACCGCTCGGAGTTCATGATGGAGGCCAGTCGGCAGGCCGCCGAGGATGCATTGTTGGATCGCACGGCGTTTCGACTGGATGCCGATCAGTTTGGAGCCTTCATGGCGCAGCTGGACGCGCCACCCGCACCGAACGAACGCTTGCGCAAGTTGCTGGCCACACCCGCCCCATGGGACAAGTGACGCCCGGTGAGGGGCCTCTGACAGCACCCGAACCCCTGAACGATACCCATCAGGTTGATGCCTTCGCTTCTGGCGCGCCGACGCTTGATGCGTGGTTGAAGCGCAAGGCACAGGCCAATCAGGCATCCGGCGCATCACGGACCTTTGTGCTCTGCCGGGGGGCAAAGGTTGTCGGATTCTACGCGCTGGCAGCCGGATCGGTGAGCCACGATCTGATGCCGCGCAAGCTCAAGCAGAATATGCCCGATCCGATCCCGGTCATCGTGCTGGGCCGTCTGGCAATTGATGCGTCCGAGCAGGGCAACGGTCTTGGTCGGGCGCTGCTGCGCGATGCCATGCTGCGGATCACCGCCGCTGCACATGAGGTTGGCATCGCGGCCATTCTTGTTCACGCTCTGAATGACCGCGCCAAGGCATTCTATCTCGATGTCGGGTTTACTGAGACGACAGCAGAGCCGATGACACTGTTTGCTCGTATCAAGGATCTGAAGGCGATGATGGGCGAGACATAGCGTTTCATCTGCGGATCTCCAGCAGAGGGATTGAGGTGATCGAGCCCAGCCGCTCGATATCGAGGGTGACGTCGAGCGTGTCGGTGTCGAAACGCACGGGGACATCGAATTCGAAGCCTGCGGTGATCGCGATTCCTGCGCCGGGCGCGGCGGTGAAGGTGACGCTGCCGGTGGTGGTATCGACGCTCCAGCCGGTCATCTGCTCGACCCCGTTCAGGGCCACGCGGACGCTGCCTGCGACCGGCTTGGCGATGGCGCGGGTCCAGCTTTGGGCACCAGACGTGTAGCGTTTCAGCAATGCAAAGGTAGTTATGGCCCCATTGCCGGTGCCGATGGGTTGATCGGTGGGGGCGACCGCCTGCGACGGCAGGCAGGATTTGTAGTCGGCCCAATCCTTGGTGCGAAACCCGTGCAGGCGGCCGTTGCGGGCCTCGAAGAAGGCAACCACCGCCGCCAGATCATCGGCGCGCCGGATGCCATAGGCGACATCATAGCGACGGCGGCTGTTTGCCCAGCTGGCGTTGCGCTCTTCATCGCCGCTTGCCAGTTCGACCACTTGCGTGCGCCGTTCCGGCCCGCCCCGCGCCCCGCGGCTGATGTTGTCGGGAAAGCGGACCTCATGAAACGCCATCAATACTCTCCGTTGTTCGTGCTCTGGTCCCCGCGACCGGTTCCCACTTGCGGGGTCGCACTCACATACCCCTCCGACCCAGCGAGACCGCCCGGGCAATATCGGCCGCGACCTGCGTGCGCGATTGTCGGAAGCTCTCGGCGTCGCGCGACATGATCGTGACGTTGACGGTGGGCGCGCTGGATTGGCCATAGCCCGCCGCTTCTCGCCGTGACAGCACCCGTTCCCCGCGCTGCAGGATTGCCGGAACCTCGTCCGGGCGCAGTCCTGCCCAGCCACCGGAATGCATGCGCGGGGCATTAGCGAAGACCATGGCGGGGACCATGCGGCCCGGGCCCGGTGATCCGACCATGCCACCGGCGTGCAGGATGTTGGCAAACAGTCCGCCCGCACCGCCCAGCGCGCCAGAGAGTGCATTGGCAATCGGGCCCAGGATGAAACGCCGCGCCGCCAGCTTGGCCAGATCGGCGATCATCGAGGTGACCAGATCACGAAAGTCGAGCTTGCCGGTCTTGACGAACGTGGCCACGGCGTTCTCGGCGCTCTGAAAAGCGCCGACTAGCGCCTGTCCGATATCGCTGCCGATCTCGCGCGCCTTGGCGGCATAATCGGCGAGTGCGGCTGTGACGGCCGCCCAGCCGGTCAGGGCGGTATCTGCGCCCTCGGCCGCCGCTGCCCCTGCCGCGCGACCAGCTGCCCCGGCCCGACCTGCGGCCCCGCCGGTGTCGTCCAGTTCATCGCCCAGCGCGCTGGCGGCAGCAGTGGCACCGGCCAGCGCGGCCTCGGCATCCGCCCCGCTGCCCGACACGGCATCGCGCAGCGCCTGCCAGCTGGCGAGTGGCCGACCTGCGGCATCGGCGAGCATGCCAGCCGCTTCGCGGTATCCATCGGCCCGGGCGCGGGCATCCTCGGCCATGGCCCCAAGGCCGAGGTCGGGCGGCTCCAGATAGGTGCGCGACAGTGCCGCCGAGAAAGCATCGGCTGCGGCGGCACCGGCAGCTTCGGCCGCGCCTTCAAACGGGTTGCCGATCCGGGCCAGGCCCACAGGATCCAGCGTGCCGATCTGCACGCCACCCTCGCCGGCCGCCCATTCCGGCAGCAGGGCCAGTGCGGCGTTCAATCCGTTGATGAAACTGTTGATGCGGGTGACCACGCCATTCAGCATCGCCTCGACGCCGGAAATCAGCCCGTTCGCCGCCTGAAACGCAAAGTCACCAATGGCACCGGGCAGACTGCCCCAGATCGCCACGGCAGCGTCATAGGTCCCCTGGAAAATCGCCGCCGTCCTGTCGCCGAAGTTCACCACGCCTGCGACAGTCCCTTCCAGCGCCGAAAGCCCCGCCGCCTTCTGCCCCTCCCAGCCTGCCGCCATGCGCGCCAACGCCCCATCCAGCGCCAGCCCCATGCGCGACCAGACCTCTTTGGCGAGATCGCCCATTAGGCGGAACGCCTCTCCCACGCCGCCCGCTCCGGCGACCAGCCTGGTGAACTGATAGACCAGCTCGCCAGCGCCGACGATCAGCGCCCCGATCCCGGTGCGGATCAGCGCACCACGCAAGAAGACCAGAGCGGTGGCCAACCCGCGCACCGAGAGCGCAGCCACCGCCATGCCAGCCACCCAGCGCCCGGCCATGATACCTGCGAAGGTCGCGGCATAAGTCGTCAGCCGTCCGAGGTTATCAAAGAGCGCCTTGATCGCGATGCCCAGTGGCCCGGTGCGGCTGGCAATAGCGGCCATGGCATTCGCGACCGCTTCCAAGGAGGGCGCAGCGGCGACAGCAAGCTGGTTTGACAGCCCGCGCCAGATCAGGCCCAACCGTGAAATCGCGTCATTGGTGCGTTCGATCTGGTCTGCGTCAGCTTCGGAAACGACAACCCCGAAGGCAAGAACGTCCTCGGTCGCCTGGCGCAGTGTCGCCGTGTCGATCCGGGTGAATACCAAGGCCGCGCGGTCGCCGAAGAGCTGCGAGGCCACCGCCGCGCGTTCGGCTTCGGGGACAAATTGCCCCAGCGCCTCCTGAATGGCCGCGATGCGCGCATCCAGCGGCAGGCGTTGCAACGCCTCGGCCGAGAGGTGCAGGCGGTCCAAGGCATCGACCGCTGGTCCGGTTCCGGCGGCCGCCTGGCTCAGCCGCCGCGTCAGTTGTACGGTGGCTTGCTCGACCTGACCCATCGACACGCCCGCCAGATCGCCCGCCCGCTCCAGTACCTGAAGGCTGGCGACGGTCGTGCCCAGAGATTGCGCCATCTTGGCCTGCGCATCGACGGTCTGCAGGCCGGAGCGGATCATCGCGACCCCCGCCGCCGCCAGCGCCGCAGTGGCAGCCGCTGCGGCAAGCGTGGCGCGGCGGGCAAAAGCGGCAACGCGCGCATTCGCCATGTCCATCTCGCGCGACAGCCGCCCGAAGCCCCGCGCCCCGGCATCACCCACACCTTCCAGCTCGGCGCGCACCTGGCGGCCGCCTTCCGCGACGAGGCGGACGGATACGCGTTTCTCGGCCATTTCCCTAGTTCCTTGCTTTTGCCGCTTTGGCGTCTTACGTTATGTGTATCGATCATGGAGGCGTATGATGATGTCCGAAACCGCAACCCTGTCCTCGAAGTTTCAGATATCGATCCCCAAGGCGATCCGGACGGCCCAAGCGTGGGAGGCCGGGCTGACCTTTGCCTTTATCCCAAAGGGCACAGGGGTTTTGCTGGTGCCGGTCCCGAAGCGGGACGCGCTGAAGGGCATCGCACGCGGAGCATCAGCTACGGAATACCGTGATCGCGTGGACCGGTTCTAATGGTTCTTGTCGACACGTCGGCGTGGATCGAGTGGCTGATTGGATCGGCCACCGGAGAGCGCGTGGCTGAACATCTGCCCGAACAAGCAGATTGGCTGGTGCCGACCATGGTCCAGCTGGAACTGGCAAAATGGCTGACCCGCGAAGTTGGTGAGGATAAAGCGGATCAGGTGATTGCCTTCACACAGGTCTGTCAGGTCGTGCCACTCGACACCGAGATTGCCCTTGCCGCCGCAGATGCTTGGCGGGACCACAAACTGGCAACGGCGGATGCCATCATGTTCGCCACGGCGCGGGCGCGCGGGGCGACGCTGCTCACCTGCGACGCGCATTTCGAAGGTTTGCCGGGGGTCACCCTGATCGAGAAGTTCAAGGACTGACGGCAGAGGTGCTGCCATCTGCGATCTGTTCGTTCAGCTTGCGCACCATCACGGCCTCGATCTCGGGCAGCAGTTCGGCGGCGATGAGAGTGTCGATGCCCAACGCATTAGCGAGAGCCAAGGCGGCCCCCATGTCCCAGCCGAGCACTGCGCCGGGGATCACGCGCAGCTGGCCACCAAGGCGGCCGACCAGATCCCAGACTTGCCAGCCGTCCTGCGTCTGCGGCCGGTTCAGCCTTGCAGGGCAGTCCGGGCAGGGGCCTGCGCAGGACGCGCAGTACCGGTCGCCACCGCCGAAGGACCAGTCGGCGAGGGCGCGGAGACGTTTTTTTCCGTGTCCAGGATCAATCCACGTGCGACGTATTGGGTCTGAAATGCCTCGAAGACCGGCCAGATTTCCAGCAGGGCATCAATGCCTTCCGGCGAAACGTGCACAACTGTGCCGTTGTCATCACCGACGCCCTCCCAATCCAGCACGGCGCGACGGGCGACGGCTTTTGCCATGGCCAGCGCCAGTTCCTCTTGGGTGACGCCTTCGGTTGTGGCCTCGATGGCTGGATCGGCGCGGGCCGAGACCATCAAAGCGGTGGTCAGCGGCGCTACCAGCAAACGCAGGCCGGGGGCCAAATTCAGCCATTCGGGGGAAGCGGTCAGGTTCAGACGGATCATCAATAGGTCTCCACATCATTGGTCAGGATTGCGGTGCACATCCGTGCGGGGCTGGCGGCCTTGGCGGCCTGCCAGTCAAACGTGGCCTGCACGCCCTGCGGTCCGGAAATCTCGATCCGGGGGCGCGGCAGGTAGACGGCGTGAACGGTGAAGGTGAAGCTTTCGCCTGAGGGCAGGACATAGGCGAAGCTGATTTCGCAGGGATCGCCGTTGATTGCCTGCGTCACCAGCGTGCTGTCGGCAAAGCGCACCTCGATCCGGCCGGTAAGTGCTGCGATGGACGGGTCGGCCCCGTCGATCTTGCCGTCGCTGCGGATGGTCTCGATCCGGTCGAGGTTGTTGGCATAGGTGATTTCTGCCGAGACCACATTGCCCAGCGCAGAACCATTGCGACTGATCGCGCCGTTGAAATGGCCAAACCGCTTCAGCGCCAGTTCAGCAGGCGTGCCCGCGCCAGTTGTTGTAGCGATGGTCTCGCCTTGCGCCACCAGCCGGGCAGTCGCGGTCAGCAGGCCCGAGCGTTGCACCTGCCAAGACAGCTGATCCAGCACGCAGCCGGAATACATCGCAAAGCGCGGCACCTCGGGCATGGCGGTCTCGATCGACATGCTGGGTAGGACCCACGATCCAGACTGAAACTCATGAGTATAAGGTGCCGCAGCACCTGTGGTCGTGGGATCGCCGAAGGCTGCCTTGAGCCAGAACCCAAAGGCCTCGGCATCAATCGGCACCATGACATCGCCATCGGCCGTCACCGCGTCCTTGATCGGCGCGAGAGGATCGCGGCCATAACCGAGCAATTCGCTGTTCAAAAGTGGCTGTTCCGATCCCAGCGAGGTGCTGGCGAAGGGCATCTTCGTGAAACCGCTGACCGGCGGGGTGCCGTAAACCGTCTCATACGCAAGCGCCATCTCCGCCCGCGCGCCTTGCGCACGTGCCATGGGGGTCTCCTGTTGTTGTGGGTGTCAGGCCAAGGGGCCGGTAGAGGTGTAGTACAACACAACGATGATCACCGCTGCCTTGAGTGCCGCCGCACCCTCGATGGGCAAGTCGACCGAAGTCGGGGCTTCGGGTTCAACCCAGTCGCAGAGGCCGCCAAGGGTGCGGTCGGCTTCCAGCGTTGTGCCGATGGCGGCGATCAGGCTGTCGAAGGCGCTGGCCCGGCCGGTTCCGGCCTGGATGACGACCTCGATCTCTGCGCGATGCTGGTAATGATAGCGCAGCGGCGAGAGCGTCACTTCCGGTTCACCCGGCTGGCCGTCGCGCAAGATGATCAGCCCGGCCGCCGGGATCCGCTCGGGCAGCACCTCGTCGCGCAAAACAAGGGCAGCGAGCGGCTGCAACCGCGAGTACAGTGCAGTGAGGATGGTTTCGCGGGTGGTGGGCATGGGGGCACCAAATTTAGAGCGGCTAGGAACGCTATCTCGCAGTTTCTGTCGTTGCGTTCTTGATTAGGTAATGCGATTGCATTACCTTGGTTTGGCGACGTAAAGGAGAATCACATGCTTGCCGAACTCAAGGTCGAGTCCACGCTGACCGACAAGTATCAGACTACGATGCCTGGAGTCGTGCGCAAGGCGCTCGGCCTCAAGAAGCGTGACCGCATCTCCTACACCATTCTGCCGGAAGGCGATGTTCTTCTCAGTCGCGTTTCGGAGGTCGGGAAAGACCCTGCCATCGGCGCGTTTCTGTCGTTTCTGGCGCAGGACATCAGCCAAAATCCCGGCCACATTCGTGCGCTCGACACGTCCCTTCGTGCCAAGCTGTTTGAACTGGCCGAGGGTGTCGAGCTTGACCTCAATGCGGCTCTTTCGCCCGAAGATGAATGACGGGCGATTCCGTCGTGCCGTTGGTCGTGAACGGATGGACCCTGTTCGCGCATCCTCTTTTTCTCGATCAAGTCGCGGCGCTGGTCGAAAAGGTCACGGCCCTCAAAGCAGCCAACCCCGCTGGTTATCGTAGCAAGAACGCCACGAAGCGGCTCGCGGCGATCACCAAGCTGATCTTTGAAGAGATCCCGTCTGACCCAACCGATCCGAAGTTCCGGCAGGGCAACACGCTGGGTGACGAGCACCGGCACTGGTTTCGGGCGAAATTCTTTCAGCAGTACCGGCTGTTCTTCCGTTTTCACGTTGAAAGCCGCGTGATCATCCTTGCATGGGTGAACGACGATACGACGCTTCGCGCCTATGACAGCCGCACCGATGCCTATCGGGTGTTCAAAGGTATGCTCGAGGATGGAAATCCGCCTGGAGACTGGAAAGCGCTGCTTGCCAGCGTTCAGAAAACCGGCGGCGAGTTTGTCGATCTGCTGGAGCAGAAATGACGCAAGAGCTGCGTCACAGTTCCCCCTCCACCCAGTTCGACACGATCAGCCCCGGCACGCCGCTCACCGCCTGCTCCGCATCCCGCGCCAGATCCAGCCGTTTGCGCAGCTTGACCTGTGGCACCAACAGAAATATCGGCACGGTCGCGACACCGCGCCCCGTCTTGGACCTGGAAGCAACCGCCCGACCCTTGCTGTTCAGCCGCCCCTCAGCGACCAGTAGACTTGGCCCGCGGCGGCGATAAATGAACCGCAGACGTAGGCCGGTGCGGCGTTCCCACTCGCCCGGCGTGATGCGGCCGCCTTTGCTGCTTTTGCCAGCGGCCGGGGTGGGGATCGCCAGCCAGAACCCATTTTTCGAGCGGATCAGCGGGCCGGTGTCATGGGCGCCGACGATCACTGGTGCGTTGGACCAGACCAAGGCCGCCGCGCTCAGACTGTCGCCGGACTTTGGGAAGCTGGCGAGCCGAATAGAATTGCCAAGCCGGGTGCCCAGCCCGGCGCCGGTGATCTGTGCGCGCCAAGCGGATTTCAGGCCCGTTCCGGCCTCGCGCATGGCGGCCGTGACTGCGCGTTCTCCGGCTGCAACCTCGGCCGCCATCATGGCGACGATGTCAGGATCAATGGCGAGCTTCAGTTTCATGCGGGGCGCAAATCCAAGGTCCAGACAAGCCGCTCGCGGTCGCGGACGGGCTCACCCTGAATGAGGAATGCCTCAGAACTGATCTCGATCCGTTCGCCAGGTCGCGGGTTGGGGACCTCGGCCACGCGAAGATCGACGCGGGTGGTTTCCGACCACAGACGCGTGTCGCCGAACGCAGTAATGTCGTCCGCGCGGCGCATGACCACGCGGACGAGGACGGGTGTTCCACCGTCGGCAATATAGACCGCATCTCGGGCGATGTTGGGATCGCAAAAGACGTTGTCGATGGCAGCGATAAAGACGGACATGGGTAACCCCTCAGTTTGCGCTGAAGAGCCGGATCGCAAGGCGCGGGCGCTTGTTGACCGGCAGGATCGATCCTTCCGTCATTAGGTCGATCCAGCGGCCCTTGGCGTCCATCATCTGGCGGGCATAGAGCGGCAAGCCGATGGTATTGGCGGTTTCCAGCAGGTTTGCGGGTCCGCCATAGGTGGTGAAGGTATCAAACGTGCCCATGGGAAAGGCGATACCCTCGCCAGTCGGGATCAGCCGCTCAGAAGTGCCGTTCGAGAGCGTGACCGAGCCGTTATATTCCTCAAAGAGGACGCCCGCGAAGGGGAAAGCCCGACGCATGTCCTCGCGCAGGGGCTGGCCGCCAGTGGCCGAGAAGAATTTGTAAGCGTCTTCCGTCTTGGGGTGGCTGATCAGCTTGTCGAAGAACTCGGAACTGACCAGCGCGTGGGCGGTGGTCATGGTCTCGCCCATCAGATTGTCCTCGATGGCGCGTAGGGTGGTGCGGACTTTCCCTTGGATGTTGGTGCCTGCGGTTCCAAAAACAAAGTCGACCGAGATCTGATCAAGGCCGAATTCGGTGAAATAGTTATAGAGCGTGGTGCCAGCGCCATCCTTCACGATGCCGCGCAGCGCATTCATCTCCATGTATTCGCGGGTCTGGGCGTGCTTGCGACGCATCAGCGTCAGCTTGCGATTCATCACCTCGACCAGCGGATCGGTCGCATCCGAGAGGCCGAGCGCAGGCATCCCCTGGACGTCGGCGGGCAAGATCACGTCGTCATGCGGGATCCACGGCAGGGCAAACGAGCGCATCGAGCGCGCCTCGCGGTTGCCAACAGTGGCGGGCGCGCCGAGAGGGACCGAGGGCAGCAGGCTCAGCACACCCTCGCGTTGCTCGATGACGATAGAGCGTTGGGTCACGCCCTCGAAGCGGAACAGGCCGATCTGGCCGAGGCGGGTGTAGAGGTTGGGCAGGATGTTGATGGCCTGCGTCATCTCGGCAAGCGAATAGCCGCCCACATCAAATGGGTTGCGGGTGATGGTCATGGGGAACTCCAAGGAAAGAGGGGGGTACAGGTTGGCTGCGCCAGGCAATCCGGCGCGCGTCTGGGAGGATCAGGCTTCGAAGGTCAGGCAGTGTCGCGTGCGATAATCCCGGCTGCAGCCAGTTGGCCGATTTTGGTGATGATCTTGGCACCGTCATCGACGGTAGCGTCGTAGATGAGTGCCGCCCGAGAGACGATGGCAGGGCCCCGCGCCATGACGATGCCGGTCGCATCGGCCAGCGTGGCGTCGACGGCGTAGAGCAGCACGGCACTAGCGGTCTGCGCGCCGTCGCTGCCGCCGCTGGTGGCCAGCTTGTATTTACCGCTGGCGGTGATGCGGCCCAAAACCGAGCCGACCGGATAGGGCATGCCGGCCAAGAGCGTGATGGTCTCGCGGGTGTAGTTCGGGTTGACCTCGTATTTGAGGACATCGCCCATGGTCAGGGGTTTGTTGAGGACGGTCATGGTGGCGTTCCTGTGTGAGGGGGCAAAAGGCATCCCCCGCCGGGGCGGTGCGGCGGGGGACAGTCAGGCAATGAGGTGTCGGGTTTTAGTCTGAGACTGGCGGTGGCGTCAGGCCCGGCCGCCTGCTGCGGCAGCGCGTTTTGCAGCCGCGACGATCGGGCTTTCCTTCGCCTGCGGCCGAACGGGCGAGGGAGGAGCGGCGACAATGTCGCGCGCGTCTGCGGCAGCACTTGCGCGCCCAATCACGAGGCGACGCAGGGCCTCGGGGGATGTGCCCTCGCGCAGCGCTTTCGCTGCGTCGATTGTCACACCGAGCCTGCCTGCCTGCGCCGCGATCTCGGCGATCTCTGCCGCGGCTTCACGAAACTGCGCTGACAATTCCGCCAGATTGCCCGGTTGCGTTACGGCGGGAGCCGTCAGTGCAGTTGCCGTTTGGGGCGTTGCAGGGGCGGCAGGCGGATCATCAGCCGTGTCTGTATTGCCCTGCTGCGGTTCTGTCGCCTGATCGAGGACGTCCTGTGGGCTGTCGCCGGGATCATGTTCGGTGGCCATGCGTGCCTCCTGTTTGGGGTGGGAAAGGGATGCGCGCTGAGCGCGCTCGGGTGATAGCGTTGGGGTGCGGGTCATCAGTTGCCGGAAGCCCGCAAAGCCGCGCGCAAGGTCGGTCACTTCATCTGCGAGGCCCGCAGCGATGGCATCGGCCCCACGATAGGTTGCCGCTTGGGTCGCCATTGCGGCGTCCTGGCTCAGCCGCCCGGCACGACCAGCCGCGACGGTCTCGGCGAAGAGAAACCGCAGCACATCGATCTCGCGCTGGATGTCGTTCCGGACCTCTGCAGGCAGTGGCTCGTAAGGGTTACCGTCAACCTTGTGGCTGCCTGAATGGATCAGTGTTACCCGCATCCCGTCTTGATCAAGCTGCGCGCTGAGATCGGCGTGCATCACCACGACCCCGATACTGCCCAGAGCACCGGTGCGCGGCAGCAGGATACGGGTTGCCTGACTTGCCAGTGCATAGCCCGCCGAGAAAGCGTGTTCGGCCACAAAAGCCCAGACGGGTTTGATGGTACGAAGTGCACGAATGCGATCTGCAAGGTCAAAAACACCTGCAACTTCGCCACCAAAACTGTCAATTTCCAATGCGAGGCCGCGCACAGCAGGGTCACTGGCCGCCGCCTCAATCTGGGCAGCGATCCCCTCGTAGCTGGTCTGGCCCGAGGATTGTCCGATCCAGCCCCCACGATGGATCAGCACGCCAGAGATTTCGATCACGGCGATGCCATCCACCACCGGGTAGGGCGCCTCACCATGCTGGCGGTAATCGTTCAGCATGCCACCGGCCAAGATGCTGGCGCGCGCGGGCGGGACGACGTTGCTTTCCAAGGCGCCGTTTTCGTCACCAATCTCGACCCCGCGCCCAAGGATGCGCGGCCCAAGGCCGGAGAGAAACGCCATGGCCTTGGAGGGCTCAATCAGCAGCGGCGTATTGAAGGCGCGCGCGGCAATGCGGGCATGCAGCATCAGGATTGGTCCTTTGTTTGGTTTTGCATTTCCAATCTCCATAAGGTAATGTGATGCAGTAATTTGTAAGGAATAAGGTCATGCAGGAATCAACCGTGACGATCAAAGGCCAGACGACCTTGCCCCGCGATGTACGGGCAGCACTTGGCCTGACCAGCGGGGACCGGGTGCGTTATGTCATCCTCGACGGCGAGGTCCGCATCCTGAAGGCCCGCTCGGTCAAGGAACTGCGCGGGGTGCTGGCGCGCCCGGGTCAGGCCCCCGTGACGCTGGAGGCCATGGACGAGGCCATCGCCAGCGGTGCCGCCGCAAGCATGATGCCTGATCCGTGATCGCCGTTGATACCAATGTGCTGGTGCGTTTCCTTGTGCAGGACGACGCCGATCAGGCCCGGATCGCGGGCGATATCTTCGACCAGTTGACGGATACTGAGCCTGGCTTTGTCAGCCGCGAGGTGTTGATCGAACTCGTCTGGGTTCTGGAGCGCGCCTATGGCTACGGGCGCGCGAAGATTGCTGGGGCGCTGGATGGGTTGTTGTCCTCGACCGAGGTGCGGATTGAGGCGGGTGATGATGTCGGGTCCGCGCTGGATCTTTACCGCAATGACGGCTTTGGCTTTGCCGATCTGATGATCGCTGCCGCTGCCCGGCGCGCAGGTGCTGCCGAGCTTGTCACATTCGACCGGAAAGCTGCGAGATTGCCCGGGGTTCGGTTGTTGCTGGGGTAATCATCCCCTTTCCGGCTGGTCCTCTCCTTCGCGCGGACGCTCTTCCGCGTCATCGGTTGCATCTGTCTGGTCGGTGTTGTCGGCTGAGCTCCCATCCGCCTCCTGGCCCGACAAAGCCTGCACGCCTTGCGCGGGTGAGCCGGGTCGGCGGAAGTCGAGGCCCAGCGCTCGTTCACGGGCGCGTTCCGCCGCGATATCGCGGTCGACTTGTTCTGCGTCATAACCACGCTCGGCGATGGCCTGCGTGCGGGATTTAAGGCCCGCCTCGATCTGGGCGATTTCTGCATTGGCGTCTTTCAGCGGATCGACCCAGTCCCACTTCGTCGGCAGCCAATCGGCGGCGAGGAGTTGGCTGCGGTTGGCCTCATAGCCCGGCAGCGTGAGGGCCCCTGACAACACTGCGGCGTCCATCCAGCGTGCATAGACAGGACGGCAAAGCTGCCAGACCATGACGGAATGCTGCCAGGCTGAGACGCGGCGGCGGAACTCGATCAGCGCCAGGCGCGAATTTGAGAAGTTCCCCTTCACCATGTCATTGGCGATATACGGATAGGGAATGCCCAGTGCGGCCGAGATTTGCAGGAGGGTCCGGTACTGAAACGGCTCGTAAGTGCCGCCGCTGTCGGCAGGTTGGCCGATGGTGACATCTTCGCCCGGATCCAGCCGCACGATCTGACCGGGGCTGATTTCTACCCCGTCTGGCCCATCTTCATCGTCCGG